CATGGTCTAACTTGGCATCGTTAAGATGTCTAACATGGAGGCTGAAATCTTGGCAAACAAAGACACCCAAGCTAATCAAGTTGAGCACTTGTAAAAATGCTCACCTAATTAAATAACGCCTGAGGAGGTAGAGTAGTGCAACAACATAAACACGCAAAACTAATTCACCAGTGGGCCGAAGGTTATAAAATTCAGAAGTTAGCAGTACTATGCTGTGATACTAAAGTGAAACACTGGGAGGACATGGGAGATACTGCACCTATGTGGTTCGAAGAAGATGAATACAGAGTTAAACCACTTGAGAAGTAAACATGGAAGTTAACTTTGGTACGAAAGACAAACCTCATTGGCGATATGTTCAGCATGTCATGAAAGGCTGTAAGCTACCAACAAGGGAAGCTTCTAAAACTAAATAGGTTCTCCGAACCTTTTTGCAACAATTTGAACTGAGGAAAAATTTAATGAGCTTTAAATATACAAACAACAGTAATGTTAGTTTGCCACTAGCTGTGTGGCTAATGTACGATGACTATGACTACGATGGAAGGACTAATGTAATTAGTGCCACATCTCTGCTAAAACCAACTAGAGCTCTTGTACTTAAAGCACAAAGCGGAGATTTAGAAAGTGAAGTAGACCTCGCAGACTTAGTAGCTGCCAGAATGGGATCAGCTATACACGCTAGTGCAGAGAATGCATGGCTAGAACGTGGAAACGTATCTAAAGCTCTGCGCGCTATGCGCATTTCTAATATGGATAAGATATTTATTATCAATCCTGACAGACCTGTTAAGGACTCAGAGATAGCAGTGTACATAGAACAACGTCATGAAACAACAGTAGGTGATTACATCATCTCTGGAAAGTATGACCTTGTATTAGATGGAACTATCTCAGATTATAAAAGTACATCTGTATGGACATACATCTATGACTCTAACGCTTTAAAATACACCCAACAGGGAAGTATCTATAAGTGGTTAGCACCTGACAGAATTACAGAAAATACAATCGATATTCAATTTATATTCACAGACTGGTCGGGTGCACAAGCTAGACGTGACCCTCAGTACCCACAATCGAGAGTAATCACTAAGTCTTATCCTTTATGGCCAGTAGAACAGACAGATCACTACATTAAAACTAAATTAAAGGACATCAATAGTCTTTTAGATAAGTCTCAAGAGGAATTGCCTCTATGCACTTCCGAAGAGTTATGGGAGTCTCAAACTAAATACAAGTATTTCAAAAAACCTAGTGCTATTAGAGCAACTAAGAATTTTGATAGTCTAGAAGAAGCTAATAGACGATTAGCTGATGATGGAATGGTAGGAGTAATTAAAACAGTACGCGGCGAAGCTAAAGCTTGCCGCTACTGTGAGGTTGCTGGAATATGTAAACAAGCCCAGATGCTGGAAGCATCTGGACGATTAACGTTATAAAGGAGAAGATATGAAATTAATTAAACAATTAAGTATGCTGTTAGAATCAGCACAAGAGTATTTAAATACTTTAATTACACAAGATAAAGTGGTAGTTGTAGAGCCTAAAAAGATACAACGCAAGAAAGGAGACTATACTCCCTTAACTACAGAACAGCTGTTGCATTTACAAGATGTATACACAAACAAAAAAGAAGGCATTTCAGGGTATTCCACCCTTGCAGATTATGCTAATGAAGTATTCAACCTGAATAAGACTCATGCAGCTTACTATAAAGCTTTAGTTAAATTCGAAAAAACACTACACGATAAATAAAGGATACTTTATGTCTAATTACTTTAAACTTTCTGAAGATATTGTAGAGATTCTGATTGCTAAAACACAATCGCCTAACAAACATTTCTTTAGAATACTTACTGCGTACTATTTAAGTAAGGTTGCATCTATGATGCGAACAAACATCGAAACACAAGACAGAGGAGTAATTCCGGTTAACTCTTACGCGCTTAATCTAATGCCATCTGGCACAGGTAAAGGTCACTCAACTAATATTATCGAAGAATTAGTTATCAACGAATTCAAACGTAATTTCCTAGATAATGTATTCCCTAATAGGGCTGCCCTAAACATAGGCAAACTAGCTAGAGCTGAAGCTATTAAGTCTGGTGAAGACGAAGATGCTTGCAGAGAAAAACTACAAAAAGAGTTTGATAGTGCAGGTGAATTACTATTTAGTTTTGACTCAGGTACTGCACCTGCAACAAAACAAATGCGCCATAAGTTATTACTAGCTGAAGCAGGCTCTATGAATTTAGAGATGGATGAAGTAGGAAGTAATTTACAAGGCAACTTCGAAATGCTTAATACCTTCTTAGAATTATATGATGTAGGTAAAGTAAAACAAAAACTTATTAAAAGTACTTCTGAAAATAAGCGAAACACAGATTTAGATGGGAAAACTCCAACTAATATGATGCTGTTTGGCACACCTACTAAATTATTAGATGGTGGCAAGGTTGAAGAAGACTTCAAACAGATGCTCGAGACAGGCTACGCTAGAAGACTTATATTTGGTTATGAACAACATAGTACCACTTTAACAAAACTAACGCCAGAAGAGCAATTTGATAAGCTTATAGACCCTAATCAAGATGTAATCATCAAGAACATTAGTGAACACATAGGTAAATTAGCTAATTTAGCTAAATTCAACACATTACTACAGATCAACAGAGAAAACACAATCTTATTATTAACTTATAAGACAGTATGTGAAGAGAAGGCATTCTCTCTTAAAGCCCACCAAGAAGTGGCAAAAGCTGAATTAGCTCATAGATACTACAAAGCGTTGAAGCTAGCAGGAGCATATGCATTCGCAGATGGTTCAGTTACTATTGAGCAAAATCACTTAGAAGCTGCTATTAAATTAATCGAAGATTCAGGTGAGCACTTTAATCGCATCATGACAAAGAAAGGTGCGTATATACGTTTAGCTGAATACATTGCTGACGTAGGCACTGAAATAACCCAAGTAGATTTGGTTGAAGAACTGCCTTTCTATAAAGGGTCAGAGTCACAAAAGAAAGACTTAATGAACCTAGCTATTGCTTATGGGTATAAAAATAATATTATTATTCGGAAGTCTGAAACAGACGGTATTGACTTCTTCTCAGGAGAGGCCTTAAAGAAGACTGACCTAAATAAAGTACATGTGGCATACAGTGACCATATGACTGAAGGATACCGTCCAGATACTACTAAATTCACCAAACTGCACCAAATGGTGAGTGCGACAGGATTTCACTATACTGCCCACGCGTATACAGATGGACACCGTAAAGGTGAGAATGCAATTCCAGGATTTGATTTAGTAATCTTAGATTTAGATGGAACTGTCCAGATGGAAACAGCAGCGCTACTACTAGAGAAGTACACATACATGTTTGCTACTACTAAAAGGCATACTGAATCTAAAAATAGATTTAGAATTATCTTACCTCTAAGTCATCACCTAAAATTAAACTCACAGGACTATAGCGCGTTTATGAGTAATGTATTTACGTGGCTTCCTTTTGATGTAGATAGTCAAACTAAAGATATTGCGCGTAAATGGTTATCCCACGCTGGGAACTATTCATATAATGATGGGAAATTATTAGATGCAACTCTATTTATCCCTCAGACTAAGAAAGCTAGTGAATACGCTAAATCTGTAGTTGACGCAGGAGCCATATCTAACCTAGAGAGGTGGTTCCTAGCTAATACCGAAATAGGCAATCGCCAAAGTATGATGTATCGCCTAGGGTGTGTATACATCGAAATAGGAGCTGATATGAGTGAGCTAGATAGTTTAATGGCTGCATTCAATAACAAGCTAAAAGTACCACTACCTGAAAACGAATTGCGTACACAAGTTAACGCAGCATTACAATCTAAACTAAAACACAAAGGAAACTAACATGAATGATAATCTAGTATTAGTCTGTGGGAAATCCGCAGCAGGTAAATCTGCAAGTTTGCAGAATATCAAAGACCCAGAAGGCGTATTGTATTTAAATTGTGAAAACAATAAAAAATTACCCTTTAAATCTAAATTTATACAGTACACCATTACTGATCCTGACCATGTACCTATGATTATATCTACAGTAGAGTCTGAAGAAGAAATCACGATTGGAGACACTCAGTATGAGACTGCAAAGATACACACAATTGTTATCGACAGTCTCACATATCTAATGGATATGTATGAAAGCACTAAAGTGATTAACTCATCTAACACTATGCAGGCATGGGGAGCATATGCTCAATTCATGAAGAATATGATGGCCCAAGACGTAGCTAAGTCAACACGTAATATAATTTTCTTAGCTCATACATCAGATGTATACAACGAATCTGAGATGGTCAATGAGACACTAGTTAAAGTTAAAGGTTCTCTGATGAACCAAGGTATTGAAAGCTTTTTCTCTACAGTGATTAGCTGTAAGAAGATGCCTCTATCTAAACTAAAACTAGCAGATTCTTCTATGTATTCTGTTAATGATGATGAAGAAATGTTAGGATTTAAGTATGTATATCAGGCACGACTAACTAAAGATACTGTTAATGAACGCATGCGTAGCCCAGTTGGTATGTGGACGATTAAAGAAACTTTCATTGATAACAATATTCAACATGTACTTGATAGACTACATAATTATTACGATGCCTAGAGCTTTAAACAAAAGCCAGAAGCAAATTCTGAATAGATACAACTACTGTCAGCACGAAAACGAGCTACCAGTAGATGCGCTTAAACAAGTTATCGAATTAAATAACTATGACGAAGTGTACATGGATGTAACAAGGTATTTATATGATACTTATGTA